CATACTCGCGCCACTTCTTATCGTGTGGCTTGCTTGGGTAGTAGTCTTGGACTACGAGTGTGCCCTTGGGTGTAGGGATGTTGGCTATGTTCTTGAATTGTTGGAATTTACGCATGGTTATTCTCCGCAAGAGTTAAAGATATACATGATTTGAAGACCGAGACAGAAGGGCGAGCCAAGACATAAGAACTCAGCGAGATACCCGCCTTGATCCTCTGCCCCTGCTAGACCAATGAGCGCACCTAGCACAAGGGTTTGGGCTAGTGCGATGTGAGATAGAACGACAGTGGCTTTCATGCTTTCCTCCAGTATTGTTGAGCGTTGCGGGCTTCGGCACGAGTGCAGAAGTTGTCGGGTATGGTTTCCCAGTTACCCACGAAGTAGATTTGAACCTTCCAAAATGCGCCAAGGCGCACGACTTTGCTTTTGTAATGCATGATGATCTCCTGATTAGACAGATAAAAAAACGGCGGTGAAGCCTCGCGCTTGCACCGCCACGAACGATTGGGGAGAAATCTCCCCGATCAAACTTCCAAGGTAGCCAAGTAAGCACGAAGCATCTTGACTTGCTCGGCAAGTGTCTCGGCTTCAAACGAAGCAAGAGCGTTGTCCACGGCAGAGCGTTGCTCGACTGTGAAGTGAATCTTCTTGCCTGTCGTCTTGCCAGCGATAGGCTTGCCACGGGAAACCAAGTGGTAGCGTGCCTTTGCGTTTGCACCATTGACGATGCGCTCTTGCTCCTTGGTGCGCTCTGAGCGAGTCTTGGCAAGAATGAGCGTGACTGACTTGATACCCTTAGCGTCATCTTCTGCAAAGCCCATGTTGCCGAGCGTGTAGTTGAATACGGCACGAGAGAACAAGTCCTTTTGTTGCTCAGGCGTAGCCTTCACATACACATCGTGCAACGGCTTGCTTGCATCCAATGTCATGCGATCGGCATTGCCGAGGTTGAAGAAGAATTGATTGTGTGAAACTAAATTTGGCATAGAGCCTCCTGATTGAATGATTGAAATACAAACGGGGAGAAACCTCCCCGCTATCGACTAGGACTGATTTCCCAACCGATGCCTCTATTATAACACGAGGGTATACTTTAGTCCTATTGCGTAGGCGTATGCGGGGGAAACTGAATACCTTAGACCCCACTATGGGGGCATCCCCCCGTTTGGACACCCTCAGCCACGATGCCCATGAACACTGTTTCGCAACCACAATTCAATTTTCTGTAATACTTAATCACTACCCCCACAAATTTTATAAAAAATTTAGCAATACCATGTCTAACTCTAGACAACACAGAATAAAAAAAGCCCCCTGTGTTTCCACGGGGGGCTTGAAGATGGTCATCCCATCAGGAGAAGCAAATGTGCACGGAGACTTGACAACTGCTTGCACACTTACCAGAAGTTAGTATACACTCACACCCATCGGGAACGCAACCCGCAAACCGTCAGGGATAAATGCTCGAGCACTTAGTAGATTTTGAACCTCCAGTTATGGAGCACAAGCCAAGGACATCTCCGCCCTTGGAGAAATCGTCGCCGCAAGAAATCCTTAACGCCCAAGTCAACACAACCGCATGGCTAGAGAAGCTGGGAGTCGATGACGACGACAAGGCACTCAAGGAAGCCAACGCTAAAGCAGCGCAAAAAGTTTTTACAGCGCTTTCCACCAACACTCCTGTTGCGGAAACGAAACACCAACTCACCCAAATAAAGACCCCAGAGGCAGTACGCCATCTGGTTGCCATGCTTGCTGCATACGACTGGGAGTTTGTAGAACAAGCCAAGCACTTGCGCGGTATGGCGGTAGCAAAAATTCTGGAGGAGACAAATCATCCAGACGCCAGAGTGCGGCTCAAAGCACTAGACATGCTGGGACGGATCACGGAAGTTGCACTGTTCACCGAACGGGTAGAGATTAAGAAGGCCGACATGTCGGACTCAGAGATCGACAAGAAGATCAAGGAAAAGCTAAACAAGTTCATGGGGGTTGTGGACGTCGAAGATGTTGCAGCCGTGAACGACGTGTATATAAAAGACGAAAATGTAGACACGTCCGAAGAACGTGTACAGAAAACCCCCAGAAGATGAATCTCAGCAGCCTAAATCTGACGCAGTCTGAAGCCAAAGCGCTTCAACTAGCCCTACCCAAGATGTCGGTGCAGGAGAAGATCGAGTTGATGGACATGCTGGAAGAACGTGAGCGTAGGGCATCTCTGTATGGTGCCAGAGAACATATATTGGACTTTGCAAAGCACGTATATCCGGGCTTTAAGGTGGGACCACAGCACAAGAAGTTAGCCAAAATCTTCGAAGATGTAATCTCCAACAAGAAAAAACGTGTGATTATCAACATCGCACCGCGTATGGGTAAGTCAGAGTTCTCCAGTTACCTGTTCCCAGCATACTTTCTAGGTAAATACCCTAATAAGAAGATCATCATGGGTACGCACACCGCAGGTTTGTCTGAAGACTTTGGACGCAGAGTTCGTAACTTGATCGACACGGAGGAGTATCGTGAAATCTTCCCCTCAACGCATGTGGCTGACGACCAAAAAGCCGCCGGAAAATGGTCTACGTCTGCCGGTGGACAGTACTACGCGGCAGGTGTCGGCGGAGCGCTTGCTGGGCGCGGCGCTGATCTATTCGTTATTGATGACCCGCATTCGGAACAAGACGTTAAAGTAAACTCTCGTCTAGCGTTTGACACGGCATGGTCTTGGTTTCAAACAGGACCCTTGCAACGTCTGATGCCGGGCGGTGCGATCATCGTGATCATGACCCGTTGGTCTCTTCTAGACCTAACAGGACGCCTGCTGGACTACCAAACTAAGAATCCTGAGTCGATACCGTGGGAAATCGTGGAGTTACCTGCCATATTGAACGAAGGCACGGAGAACGAGAAGTCATTGTGGCCGGAACAGTGGGCACTTCCCGCATTAAAGGCTACCAAAGCCAGTATTGACCCCCGATATTGGAACGCGCAGTACATGCAGCAGCCCACTTCGGACAATAGTGCGGTTATTTCTCGCAAAATGTGGAGAATTTGGGAGTCAGACGAGCCACCAACGTGCGATTACGTCATTCAGTCTTGGGATACTGCTCACGAAGTCAAAACGAATTCGGATTACTCTGCGTGTACAACGTGGGGTGTGTTCTACAACGAGGAAGAAGGGCACAAAGCGCAGATTATTTTGCTCGATGCCTTCAAAGAACGCATGACTTTCCCAGAATTAAAGGCTGCGGCACTCAAACACTATAGAGAGTGGGAGCCTGATGCGTTTATTGTGGAGAAGAAGTCTGCTGGCGCACCACTAATCCAAGAATTCAGAGCGATGGGCATCCCTGCGTGGGAGACAAACCCTAGCCGTGGCAATGACAAGATGGTACGATTGAATGCGATTGCGGACTTGTTCGCGTCAGGCATGGTGTGGGCACCTGATACGCGCTGGGCGCGTGAGGTGATCGAAGAGGTTGCGGCGTTCCCAGTTGGTGAGCACGATGACTTCGTGGATACTACGTCCCAAGCACTGATGCGGTTCAGACAAGGTGGGTTCATATCGCTAGACAGCGATGAGAAAGATGAGCCAATAATTTTTAAACGTAAGCAACACGCTTACTACTGAGGACCAACATGGCAACCAATATCGACAAAGCGCTGTACCAACAACCACAAGGTATCGAGGAACTCGCGCAAGATCAGCCAGAAGATTTTGAGATCGAGATCATTGATCCAGAAGAAGTCAACATCCATGCAGGGGACCTAAGCATCAGCATCAAACCCGGTGAAGAAGATGGCGATGACTTCAACGCCAACTTGGCTGAGGAGATGGACGAGAGCGCGATGGAGTTGTTCTCCAGTGATTTGGCTGAAGATATTGACAACGACAAGAACTCACGCAAAGACTGGGAGAAAGCGTATACGCAGGGACTCAAACTATTGGGCCTCCAGTACGAAGAAAGAACAGAACCTTGGAACGGCGCATCAGGCGTGTTCCACCCCATGATCACAGAAGCCGTGGTACGCTTTCAAAGCGAGACAATCACGGAGATGTTCCCTGCGCAGGGACCCGTGCGCACCAAAATCATTGGTAAAGAAACCCCGCAAAAGAAAGAAGCTGCACAGCGTGTCGAGGAAGACATGAACTACCAGTTGACGGAAGTCATGAAAGAGTTCCGTCCAGAACAAGAACGTATGTTGTGGAGTCTGCCGGCCACAGGTTCAGCGTTCAAGAAGGTCTACGAAGACCCCAACCTTGGTCGCCAAGTTTCGATGTTTATCCCAGCAGAAGACATCATCCTGCCCTACGGTGCAACGGACATGGACACTTGTTACCGCGTAACGCACGTTATGCGTAAGACCAAGAACGAGATTCTTAAATTACAAAAGGCTGGGTTCTACCGCGACATAGACCTACCCGACCCAGTCAAGACTTCACAAGATGATATTAAGAAAGCCAAGGACAAAGAGACGGGCTTTAACGATCTGAACGACGATCGCTATACGATGTATGAGGTTCATGTTGACTTAGACCTCAAGGGGTTCGAGGACAAGGACGATGATGACGAAGAAACCGGCATAGCATTGCCATACGTAGTTACCCTAATAAAAGGCTCCAATGAAGTCCTGTCCATTCGTCGCAACTGGAAAGAAGACGACGTTCTTCGACTCAAGCGCCAGCACTTCGTCCACTACCAATACATCCCCGGCTTTGGAGCCTACGGCTTCGGACTCTTCCACCTCATTGGAGGATTTGCAAAGTCCGCCACAAGCATCATGCGTCAGTTGGTGGATGCTGGAACACTATCGAACCTCCCCGGCGGCCTTAAGTCCCGTGGACTTCGCATTAAGGGTGATGACACGCCGATAGCGCCCGGAGAATTCCGTGACGTAGACATTGGCTCAGGCGCCCTGCGGGAGAACATTCTCCCCCTGCCATATAAAGAACCAAGCGCTGTTCTAGCCGCGTTGCTGGACAAGATTGTGGAAGAAGGTCGTCGCTTTGCGGCTACTGCGGACATGAACGTGTCTGATATGTCTGCCCAAGCACCTGTAGGCACTACGCTGGCTCTGTTAGAGCGTCAGCTAAAGGTGATGACAGCGGTACAAGCCCGTCTGCACTACTCACTCAAACAAGAGTTGGGACTATTGGCTGTCATCATCCGTGACAACGCCGACCCTGATTACAACTTTGACCCCGAACACGGCAAACGCTCTGCTCGCCATGAAGATTACGAAAACGTAGACATTATTCCTGTAAGCGACCCAAATGCGGCCACGATGTCCCAGCGTGTCGTGCAGTACCAAGCGGTTGTTCAGATGGCGCAGATGGCTCCGGACATTTACGACTTGCCACAACTACACCGCAGGATGCTTGAGGTTCTTGGCATTAAGAACCCAGACAAGTTAATCCCTCTGCCAGACGACGAGAAGCCAAAAGACCCTGTGTCCGAGAACATGGCTGTCTTAAACAACAAACCTGTAAAAGCATTCGTGTATCAAGATCACGAAGCGCACATCGCTGTACATACATCAGCTATGCAAGATCCAAAGATTGCGCA